TGATACTGCATGATTCGTTGTGCCATGCTGGACGCATTGGGATCTGATACAGGGACGACATCAATACGATCATCAAAATCTTCTGCCTTGATATCCTCTCCCTCATCCGTCTCATATGGATATGCAGGATCTGTATAGTCGCGAACAATCGCGGCCAGAATTTTATATTCCTGCTTGAGACTCGCATGGATACGCGCCTGGATCGCGGACTGCACCTTCATTGCCCGCTCCATGATTGCCAGGGTAGTTCCTACTGGAGCCTCTGAATTCATGTCTGATACTTTAATATCAGCCATCGAAGCGAATCGTCGTCCTTCCTCCACGATGTTTCCCAACAACTGAAAAAGAACTCCAGAAGGTTCTTTGTAGGGAAGGAAGGTGATGTTGTCCCTGATCACACCACCGGGCACATCGACATCCCTAAACTCTCCGGGCATGATAGGTGTGTCATCGCCTTTGATCCTAAGGCCACGAGTCTTCAGTCCTCCGGGCAGATTGGACAGAGTTCCCGCATCAACAAGCTGGCGCAGCAAACTAGTTGCTGACTTTGCAAGTCCTCCGATCATATGGATCAAACCGAGATTGTAGAATCCAATCCCAGGCACATACCCATAATGCACGAAGTGCTGCTTCTTTATTCTGTGGGAGTCGTCTTCGGACCAATTCCTATAGATCGACAGAATCTTATCGCTTCCTTTGTCGATTGTAACTACATAAGGAAGCGCAATTCCATCGGGGTCTTCAAATCCAGGTAAGTCTAGATCAACGTGCATCTCCAAAAGCTGATGCCGCTCATCCTTTTCCCACGACGGCTTCACGCCCCCAATCTCTATGTACTTATCTGTAATAGGATTGCTTTCGATGTTAGACGAAGTGAGTTCGACATCACGATAAAATTTACTGACTTGAAGCTTTTTTATCTGATTCGTACTGCGATTCATCACATGGGTATAACGTTCCGCCTGTGCTAGATCCGCCTCATTAAAAGCAACCACAAAATCTTGAGCAGGCACAAACATTGAAGTGGGCCTGCCAAGCGACGGATCAAAGTAAATCTTACGGAACGCTGAACCCGCGAGCGGAAGGCTGAACAGTAGCTTCTCAGTCTCGGAGCGATATTCTGTCATCACTTCCAGAAGCTGATAGTTCAGATACTGCTGAACCCTCTTCGCCTGCTTGTCCCTTTCGGGACTAAACTTGCCCCAAATCTTAGTTTTAACCGGACCCTGTGCAGGCATGATCTCCTGGATGGTCTGGCTCTGGAATCGAACTACGGCTTCCGACAGCATGGGGTGGAAAACTCCACACGCTCCAGCCCACGGTGTCGTGCGATCTTCGATTTCTAATCCCAGATAATCCAACCCCTCTTCATACGTTTGTTCCCAGTTACTCCTACTGCCCTTGTCGGAATTAAATTTAGAAATGAGATCCAATGCGACAGAATCTAATTCCCCATCTTCAATGTGTTCCGCAAGGTTTGACTCGAACGGCACATCCTCTTCACTTGGGGAAAATCCTTCTGGATCGAAATCAATCGTCATGCCCCCGTCTTCCGTCTCAGTGACGGAGGGATGATTGATTGGATCACCCGAAGGCATATCCTCTTCAGCTACCGTGAATCCTCCTGGTCCCATCTCAAAATCATCTTGAGTAAAAAGAGGATCCATTGGTTTATCTATTGGCATTTATTTGCCCCGAGATGTTTTGGCTTTTGCTTTAGCCTTTTTATTCAATTCACTAAAATGGAATAGTTTCACACTGGATGCAGTATGCTTAACGCCACTATGCAATGTGCCGTCTTTCATCTTGTGATTCTTACCAGTATGCGTTGATCCATCTTTTTTATAATGCTTAACGCCCTTCATATTATCACCACTTCTCCTTGTCCGCCCAATATGCTGCGGACATTTTGCCTTTCTTTATGTTCTTGCCGTGACGGGCCTTAAAGCTTTTACGTTTATTTTTCATGCGATCAGACTCACCGGCTTTTGGCTTGCCAGCAGTACTCGCACCTTGCTCTCCGAAACGTATCGTCTTTACCGTAGATCCCTCTTTGGCAACAACTACATGGGATTTCTTGGGATGATTCGGCGTTCGCTTTGGTTTATTGTAACCGGATACGCCAATTCGTTTCAATATAGAGTCTTTAGCCATACTAGCTCACTAACCATGGGTTAATAATAATCTGCCTTGCGGCCTGGAAAGAACTCATCCATGGGCTCATCGCTCTCAATCGAAATAAAACCACCCTGCCGAAATCGCAACAGTGCCTGTGTGGATGAGTCTACGAGATCGTCGTAATCCCCATTGGGAAACGCTGCGAATTCTTCGATGACCGCTTCGGCCCATCTTTTCTTAGGTGCCCACACCAGCCCTGAAGAAAATATATCAGAAACTGCATTTACCCTAGCAATTTTATCTTTGCCACGACTCGGGGTGTATTCACTTACGGGAATCCCCATTCTTCTGAGTTCAAATATTAGCGGGCTGCCCGCAGCCTTTGCTTCCACAATAAATGCATCTGGCTTGTATTCCTTCCAGATTTCATAAGCGCGGGCTTTCAGATCAGGAAATTCTAGACGCTCTTGTACTGCGTCCAACAAAATTATATTCGATTCATCTTTCTTGTTCTTGAAAACGCCCCAGGTCGTACACGCACTGTAGTCGGCGGTTTCCTTTGCAAGAAACGCGGTATCCCATGATTGAATCACAAACTCGCAATTCGGTGGTTCCTTCTCTGTCCAATCATTCCACCATTCGCGCTTGATGATCGCGCCCTCTTCGGAGGTCGGATCCTGCTGATACTGGGCAGTCCATTTGGATAGGGGTAGTTCCGCCTTCAGCGATTCAAGTTGTTCTATCGGCCAGAAGCCAGGCCAAAGCGATTTGCCGCTGGGAAGAATTGCAGGAAATTCTATGACCTCCCACTCATCTGCGCCACCTCGTTCTATCGACGCCTTAACAATACTGCCAGTCAAATCCTTTTTCGACCAACGAGTCATCACTAGGCAGATCGCACCTCCAGGCTGTAGCCGCTGCCGAGGACCGGAAGTATACCATTCATACGTTCTGTCGTAGACAGATGGATCGTTCAGGGCAGCTTCCTGCTCAGAATGCGGATCATCCACGATGAGAATATCGGCACCCTTACCCGTAACAGCACCGCCTACACCAATAGCAAAATAGTCTCCGTTCTTGTTTGTTGACCAACGACCCGCAGCCTTGGAATCTGCACTCAGCGATACGTCAGGGAAGATTTTCTGGTAACCGCTTGATCCCACAAGGTTACGAACCTTACGTCCAAACCCAACTGCCAACTCTGCGGTATGGGCCGTCTGGATAATTTTTCTGTCGGGATACTTTCCGAGATACCAGGCAGGAAAGAAGTTGGACGCAAACTCTGACTTCGTATGGCGAGGAGGCATGTTAATAATCAACCTCTTCAGACTGCCATCCGCGATACGATTGAAAGCGTCAGCCATGATTTTGTGGTGACTGCCCTCAATGAAAGCAGGCCACATCTTCCTAATAAACGGTAGGAACTTGCTCTGGGCTTCGATTCTGCCCCTAGAATCGGACAGTTCGTTTAGGAGGACCAGAATCTCTTTCTGCTTATCCGGCGGAAGAGAATTCAATTGTTGCGTGATCGTGGCTACGTCTACGGCCATTCCTCACCCCTTATTATCTATATAGATAATATAGACTAGGTAATATAGACTAGGTAATCTAGCCTATTAACCTAAAACAATAACCTAGCTAGATACTCAAGCTAGATATTCAAGCTAGATGCTAGACTGCCAGCCGGGTGGATGCGAACAAAGCGTGGGAAGAAGTGGTAGAGTTCAGAAATGGGCGACATTTCGAGCAAAACACTGTTTATAGATAAAACAGCCGCGAAGCCACGCTGACCCCCTCCCCCCCCACTGGCCTTCCGCTTACCGTACCCGTCGTAGGAACCCCGGTTCTTCCGCTTTGCGTCGCTACCAACGGTACATCCGAATCTCCAAACTGAGATCCGGTGTACGCGTAAGGGGCTCCTTCTGCGGATGAGTGTGCCGCAGGCGGCCCACGAATCCGCTCCATTTCTAGGTCCCTGGACGTAAACGGTGGGCCGGTCACCTAGACGATGGAGCTGTCTAGTTAACCTCATGTTTACTTCCAGTGCTTCTAGAAATGTCCTCTCTCTCTCTCAATCAGATGTCCCTAAGATGTCCCCGCCGATGTCGCCGCTAAAACCAGATCGAACGGCGTGATCTGGAAACTATGTGACGTCGAACGAATAGTCAGTCAAATCCGAATGAACGTAGGCCTGATGAAGCGTCGGCCTACATTAAGTCGAATTCTTGGTGACGATTCTTATCTTTGGCCACATAGGTTTGCGGCTCTTCGGCGGGAAGAAGCGGACACATCTTCTTGAGACGCGAGAAGAGACACGGCTCGCTTTGACGGGCCTTACCTGGAGTACGAACATGGCTGGAGCTACACGCAGTAAAAGTCCGATCCTGAGTCTTGCCGTCTACAACAAAAGGCGGAAGTCTAGGCTTTCGGACCTTGTAACGAATGTGGCGGCGGCAACTATGGTCACGGCGGAGAAGAACGCGGTGGACAACAAGACCGCCGAACACTTCATCAGCTTGGCTCAGGCGTGGACAAACGCGCCGGAAGACCGACTCGCGGATTCATCTCTGATGCGGCTGGACATTCAGTCGGACTTTGAGGCAGCTAAGGACGGCGCAGAAAAGGCCACTCTGGCGCTGCACAGGGCGATGACAAAAGCCCACGCTTCCGGAGATGGTCCGAAGCCTCCCATGGATGAGTTGAGTGCGAAAAAGAATTGTACGAAGGGCATTCGCCAGAGAAAGACTGTCCTTGAGAACACCATCGAATGCATCAAAATGGATCCGGCCTTGGCACGGGATGTCTACGTCCGAGCGGCCATCAAGGGCAAAGACGGCCTCTCGTGGAAGGCGGTCCAAGAAATCCTCTCCGAGCCGCAGCTTGCGCGGGCTATCGGGAGTGAGATGAGGATGGTCGTCGGCAGGGCCGAGGACGGTCGGATGCGGATGATGACTCCGGACTACGAGAAGACCCACAACGTCGAAACCCGGAAGCTGAAAGACGGCAGCGTCGAGGAGTACACGCTGACGACCTTCGGCAACCGGGGCAACACCGAGGACGTTGAGGTCATCATCACGAAGGAGCCCGGTGGCGAGTTGTGCGCGGAACTGGTAGCGCAGGTCCACGACCATACGAAGCATCTCGCCGCTGCAAAATCCGGACTCCGGATACACATGGATGCAGCGAGGGAGCCGGAATTCGAGATCCGCGAAGCTCGTCCGCGCAAGGACAACACGTAACACTCACCTCTACCGGGGGCAGTCAGGCTTCGGCTTGGCTGCCCCAAAGGAGTATCCGAGCATGAGTACCCGTAACGTCAACAAGTTCCTCGTAGACTTTCTCACCCATTGCAGCGGTGACAACTTCCGTAAGTGGAAGAGCATCGCGGAGCAGCGAGATGTCCACGAGCTACACGACGAATACCAACTCGCACTCGACTTTGACGCTCACACAAGAGCCCAAGAAGCGTGGACAGCCGCAAGACTTAATTCGATATGGACGAAGGTCCCCGGATACCACCCGGACGACGACGACGATGATCTTCCTTTCTAACTAGTATCAGGGGACAGTCAGGCTTCGGCTTGGCTGTCCCCTTTTTTCTTCTTGGTCGAGCATCGCGTTCGAGGCGAGCGTAGCATGACTAACTTCCGCCATGCTACCCTACGCCGTGGGGGTTCCAGCGAGCGAAGCATGACGAACCGCTGCCATACTTCCCTACGCTTCCACCCCCCATCCCCAACAGCCCACCCCACAACAACACCCCCGACCACCCCACAGCAACACCCCACCCTTCCACCCCCCAACAGCCGCGCGCGCGCTGAGGTACGGGTGCCAACGACCCTTCGGGGGAAAATTTCCCCATGGGGTCCGCTAAACCCACTTGAATTACGCGCAAGCCCTGAGGTACGGGTGCCTCGAAGGGGTTAGTTCAAATCATGTGGGGAAACATTCCCCATCGGGGTCGTTACGTAGTTAACCCCGTCCAAACTAACCTTGCTATCATGCCTCCGCCGGGAACAGAACAGCGAGCTTTTCTAGCAGCTCCTTCTCTACATCTTCGGGGGCACGGTTCTCGAACGTGATGTGCGTTGACTCATCGAACAGTCCGCTCGTTTTGCCAAGCAATTCAAGTGCGCGGACACGGGTAGCAGCGGGGTTCTTCTCACTCTGTGCTTCATCCTGTAACCGCTGAACGATCCAGTCCTTGCTCAGTTTATCGTGCGCCTTGATTGCAGTTGCATCTCTCTTCTTGAGTGCGGTGATGTGAGTCAGCACCTTCTCATTCTTGGCCAGTCGAGAGGCGGCGTTCCATACCACTTGATCCTTCATCTTCGACGCATCATACGCCTTGCGGTACGCATCTGTGTAGCTGTCACCTTCAGCTACAAATGCGGCGAACGCTGACTGCTTTGGGCTAACACCATTGGGATTAGTCATACCACCACTCTACCGTTAGTCCTTTGTCCCGTCAACACTAGCAATAGCGGGGGAGATTTTCCCCGAAGGGGTCCACCTAACGTAGGGTTAGATAGAGGTACACGAAGAACTTGAAATCCGTTATATTTTATTGTAGGATAAGAAAGGCGAACGGCCCGACACTCTTCCCCTTCGGGGGGAAGTGGTGTGTCCGTGACCCAAGTGGGGAATTATTCCCCAAAAAAAATGGGGAATTATTCCCCAAAAAACGCACAACCCGAGAGGAGACGCCACAAGATGGCACAAGGAATCAATGCGGCGGTGGCCGCGACGGTTCCCATCTGCGCTAAGACCGTGAGTCCCGCGATCTATTTCATGGCCGTTAGGTGCGACACCTACGAGCAAGCATACGCCAAGCTACGCAAGATAGAACATCTCTTGCCGATACCCTTGGTCAAGCCATGGCAGCGGATGGAAAAGAATCAGAGCAAGGTTCTCGCCACGACTAGTCAGTACACGCAAGGCGGTACAGCCCTTGCCGATCACGGCTATCGTGCGACTGAGGCATCACGCTCTGTCGATAGGTGGAGCGAGGGGGCGTACAAGCCCGAGCGTATGGGGAAACATTCCCCAAGCGAGGGGCCGATACCCGCGAAGGATGTGTGCCCCGGATGCGGCGGGGATATGCATCTCTCATGGGCGATGTCAACGTTGGCCAACACGGTGACCACAGACCACAGCAAATGCACCACGGATGATGAGCGGAAGTAATCTCACAACTGGGGAAATATTCCCCAAAGGAAAGCACGATGAACATACCACAACTGCAAGCGCAGCCGCACCGATGGGATGAAGTGGCCGAGTGCTACGTCATCGACACGCCGAGCGGGACACGACCCTCCGATCCGATTGTCTGGAAACTCAAGACCCCATGGGATGGATGGGAACTCACTCGCCGCTCACCCGATGGACCGTTCGATCTGATGAGCTACTGCTTAGAGACGGGGCTGACAGTCGGGAAGCCGCGCACATTCACATCGCTTCACGCCGCAAAGAAATGGGCACTTGGAGTCGGGCTATAAGGGGGGAAGAAAAATAATGTTTGAGTTTGTACGCATCATAGAGAAGGGCATCAATGACATCCGACTTGTGGCTTGGATTCTCATAGTCCTTTTCATCTTCTGTATCGTTGCAACCATAGTTGAACACACAACAAAGACCCTTCACAAAGAGGACGACGAATGAGTGACGACAATGAACTACCGTGGATGCCATCTGGAGGTTGGAGTGGGATCAAGAAATTAACTGACGACTCCGGGAATTTCTTCGCTTACACAGCATGGGACGATGAGCGTTGGAATGAGCGTTGGAAAGGTGCCGCAGTCGCTTGGCTGCTTAGCCCGGACAGTTGCATTGCCAACGGGATCAGCAGGTGGGATCAAGCGCGGTACATCGTAACGACCCGTGATGGTGAGTATGAGATAGACAGCACCATCCGATGCGAAGAAGACGCAGAGGAAGTTGCCGCCAAGCTCAACGAAAGCTTCCAACACATGACGGCCAGCTTATTTGGTATGGATGTCGATAAGTTTGAAGCAATGCGAGTCTCCCTCATCAAACGGGAGGCTTCGCGTGTAGATACTAAAGTCCAAGACAACGCACATCTCAACCTTCCAAAATGTTTGACGGATACACGGCTCCATACTGGCCTGTTAAACCAAGCATCCTTGGCCGGGCATCCATCAAGGGATGACGTAGACAAGTTCATGTATCACATCAAGAAAGCTATGAGTGTGAGGTTGGAGGCCGAGAGACTTTCTCAAGGATACTTGCACAGCAGGACTGCGCTCCAAGCACAGATGGAGGGGGCCAGGTTGAGGAGGGAGTCAGAGATTGCATTCACGCAAGCCGAGTACATGGCCTATGAACTGATTGATACAGCAGTAGACAGAAATAAAAACTAGAGGGGAAATATTCCCCTCGCATCGGAGGGAGCAACATGATGATGTTAGTAGAGGAGAGAAGGCTGTCGAAGATCCGGCAAGAGATCAGAGCAGAGCGGCAGCTCACACTGCGCCAGAATAAAATTAACTTAGGCGCCGGAGTTGATCAGGGGTTAGCCCGGCTAAGAATTATACTTGACGAAATCGGATGGGAGGCATACGAATGGCAACGCAAGTAGAACTATCGGATCGTTGGTTTTTAAGCGACGTACTCAATCAAGCACTGGCATGGTGCGAGGCTGACGCAGAAGCAAGCGCATGTCAGGTTGAACACACAACAACAAAGACCCTTCACGAAGAGGACGGCGTAAGAATTATACTTATCGAACGGTCCATGTCGGGTCATCAAATCTGTACACAAGAAATGCTAGACATAAGGGCGAAGCGGATGAAAGAAGCAGTCGGTGCATATGAAGTACTCAAAGATGCGTACATCTCTGCTGCACTGAGAATCCAAGGTGAGATTGATGAGCTTTGGTGATGAAACAAAAAACAAACTTAGACAATAAATTAATTCAGCTAACTACGAGGCCAGGTAAGCAGCATGGCACTATCAAATTGGATGGCAGAGTGTTTGGAAGATGCCGTTCGTGACATGACCGACATGGCAGAAAGTCTTAACTCCTCAAAGAGTTCATGCTGTCAAGAAAAAGCAAGGTGCCAGTTGTGGGATGACATAGATGAGGCACGATTGCACAAGCGTGTGACAGCGGTAGTAAAGAGATTGGACGGAATACTTATTGACTTTAACAGAGTGAGTGACAAACGAAATGATTAACTAGTAATTATATTTGTATGGAAGAGAAGTCTGGGAGGGGAAAGTTTCCCCTAATCTTTAATAAGAGGATAGAAGTATGGCGAGCAAGAGTAGAGAGACGGAGTATCACCTTAGGCAATTCATAGAGCCTAACGAAGTACCGGAGGCCGTAGTCCAGCTAGAAAAAGAGGGCTACCCGACGATCCTCAAGGGGCCACCGGGGCATGGCAAGACTTACGCCGCTAAGAAAGCGGTAGTAGAAATCTCTCGCCGTCACAACGATGGCGAGCCCATGCCAATCGTGAACTGCAACTCCGGCGGTAGGCCAGGGGTCGGTGAGTACGGTATGCAGATCTTCAATGCTACCGGATACGACCCAGAAGATTTCGCGATGCCAGCTATCGGGGATCATACCTACGATAGGTACGTCACGACTGCACTGCCCGGAGCAGATGCAAGTTGGACGCAGGGCATGGACCGGAAGGACATCCGATGCACCGTCATCGCTGAAGAGATGGGCAAAAAGCCAGAGAATTTTAAGATCTGGTCGGAGCTTTTCAATGAGAGAACCTTGGGCACGAACTACGAGGTGCCACCCAACGTCTACTTCATTGGCACCACCAACAATGCGGAAGATGGGGCGGGGGCGTTCTCTATGCACAGCGATCTAGTCAGGAGAGCGTGTAGTCTAGAGGTGCGAGCTACCGCCGAAGGATTCTTGAAACACCACAAGGGTCAACTGCATGCTTCGGTGGAAACGGTTGTCAAATACGTAGGCGATCAGTTCCTCTTTACACAGGATGACGAGGCTAGTGGCAAACCTTTCTGCACCCCGGCCACAGTTTTCCAAGCCAGTAATTTATTAAATGCGGGCTTGGACATGGACTCTCCTGTATCTGAGGCCATGATGCTAGGGATCCTTGGATACCGAGGCACTGCTGAATTGTTCGCAGTACACAATGCGGGAAAAAAGTTTGGAGATCTTACTGAGATGCTCAAGGATCCCGACAAGTATAGTGACAAGATAGATACCCTCAGGAACGATACGAGTACCAATGGAAGGGTGATGTTGTGCAGTATTATTTGCATGCTAGTGGCGCGTTTAGATAAAAAGCGTAGCACCTATCACAGCCTTGGGGGCGCAAGTCAGATCAATAATATAATTAAGTTTGTAAATAGAATTGATCAGGAGGCTTCAGTTGCATGCGTTAGTGCAGCACTCGCACTCAACAAGGACATTAAAACAGAGACTGAATTCGTAAGGCATTACGCCCACAACCAAGACTTTTATTTCTAACCCAAGAGGAGGGGGCACCATGAACAAGAAGCTTTATGAAAACTTTCTGATCACTGGTATTAGCGTTAGCCAGTACGGCTACCTTAAAAGATGCAAGGAATTATCGGATGCCGGGGCAGATGCCACGGGGATAGATCCACGCAGGGCCAAGGGTCAGGTGGCCATCTTTGATGAGGCGATAGTACGAGCGATCAAGGCTCCTGTAGCTCAAGCTAGGGGCTACATGAAAAGCGTGACTGTTCCGTGGACTACCTCGCGGAACAACGAGAACGGCGGTCGTGTTAGCGGCAATGAATACCTTCTCGCTCCAGACAAACTGGTTGAGTACGAAGAAAGAATGTCCGGTTATAGGATGGAATGGGAACGCCTGCTGGAACGTAATTTATTTTCCCAGTGGGATTTGTTTAGAGTCGAGGCGTTGACGCAATTGAACGGCAGGTTCCAAGAGTTCTTCATACCCGTTGAGGATCTACGAAAGAGATTCAGTTGGGACACTTGGATCAAGCCTCTCGTAGATGAAGCTAATATCGGTGATGACATTAGGCTCAAGGCTCCGTCAGAAGTCATAGACAGATGCGTGGAGGGAGCCAAGCGTGAGCAAGCCCAGAAGATAGCGAACGTTATTGGCGGTATGGCAGATAGCGTTATGGATGAGGCGAATGCTATCGTGAAACGCATTGATGAATACGTCCACGTTGAGGGAGACAACAGAAAGAATACCCTGCCATACGAAAAGGGATGGAATAAATTAGAAGATCTGGCAGATAAGATTGATGGGTGGCGTCAAGCACTGGATGACGAGGACCTAACTGATGCCGCTGATAAGATCAGAGATCTGATGAAAGATATAAAAGATCTGGGTGGTGGTGATCTTGGTGCGGCGAGGTCGGCACTGTCAGGTGAGGATGACACCGAGCGAAAGAATATCAGAGACAAGTTGACTGACATCACGACGACAGCCGCACCCGCAACAGACAGGTTCGATGACTTCATGGGTAACTAGCCGTGACGCGCCAGGCAGCCCTATTAATAAAATTAACTTAGGTATTGTGCAGGTGCTGGTACACAAAAAGGGGAGGAGATATGTACGGAAATCAATCCAAGCAACTCACTGATGAGGAGCGCGTCATCCGGCGTGTTAAGAAACAGCGAGCCAAGCTGTTCGGAGTTGCGCCGGGGACACATTCACTAATGGGCTTCTTGCCCATCGTAGTAAGTGACAAGATCGCAACATTCGCTACTGATGGAAAAGACGTTCTGGTCAATCTATCCTACGCGGATTCCACAAATGATCTCAACACCCGTGGAATTTTAATCCACGAATCTGTTCACATCGGGCAGAAGCATCACATACGTCTCGCCAAATGGATGGAACGTTGTCTTCTTTCCAAGGATGACGCCTGTGAATTGTGGAATATCGCTGCTGACTATTCCATCAACGGTGCCATAAAGAACAGCCCGAACTACGGTATAGACTTTACATTACCGGATGATCTTTTATGGCACGACTACTACTCCACATGCGGATGGCCTGTCGAAAAGATATGCAACGACATGCTAAAGAAAGGATGGAAGCCCAAGCCCAAGCAGGGTGGTAGTGGAGGGGGCGGTGGCGCAGGACAAGGTGAGCCCACTAACAATGGATGCGGTGAGATTCTAGTTCCCGAGCGTTTCGAGGGAGACTCCGAAGAAGCCAAGGCCGCGATGGAAGAAGAAGAAAAAGATATTAATGAACGTGTGGCGGAAGCCGCCATGCTTGAGAGACAGATAGGTCAAGGCAAGGGCGGGATGTTTGATAAGATTTTCACATCAACTGGCAAGACTACATCGTCAGAACACATCCGACATTTCCTGAAGAAGAACTTCTCTCATGTCCGCAGTTACAAGCGTCCGAACAGACGGTTCTTGCACAAAAAAATATATTTACCAAGCAAGATAAAAACTCCGCACACACTCTATGCTTGCATTGATTCATCAGCATCTATGGGCCGAGATGATTTTGAAAAATGCCGGAAGAATCTAGTGAGGTGGGCCAAAGAACTGGGGCTAACCAAGATCCGGGTGGCCTATGTAGACAGTTCGATACACACAAATCCAGAAACGGATGAGCCTTGGTATGACATGGATCTGAAGAATGGAGGAGGGGCAGATGCCATGGAGCTAGATATCTACGGAGGGGGAGGAACATCCTTCGATCCGATATTCGATTACATAGAAAAGAATAATGAAGATGTCGGTGGCCTCGTCTACTTCACGGATGGCTACGGCAGTGTCCGAGATAGGAAGCCGGGATATTCAGTGCTATGGGTTACAACTGGCAGGGCACCAAGTTGCGGAAGCTACGGTTCTAAGGCCGAACTGTTTGGTAAAGTAGTTCAAATTTAATTCCACTATCACCAGGGGGGAGGAGTAGCAACATGTCAGACGATACTTATAACGGATGGGCAAACTGGGACACTTGGATAGTTAATATATGGATAACCAATGATCCAAAGCTTTATGAGTACATCACAACCATGGCTCGCGAAGAGGTTGATGCCGCAAAGCACAATTCCGAGGTACAGTTGGGCTGGCATGGGCGGGCGCAGGGCCGCTTGTCTCGTATTCTTCGTGAGCAATTCGAGGAATGGGCACCAGATATTCCCATAGCAAACGCTGTTGACGGCATGTATCTGGATCTATTAACCGGGGCGTTGCGAGCGGTTGATTGGCGGGAGATCTCTCGACATCTAATCGAAGAAGTGGAAGAAGAAGAAGCTTACGCCGAACAGGCTAACTAATGGAGGGAGTTAAATGAGAACCAGTGAAGCGAGGCGCATGAGGGATAAGGCACTGAAACGTGCGCGAAAGCAGGGACATGACGTAGCCCTTATCACCAAGTCGGGAGCCCTTGAGCTATACGGATGCCGCAACAAATGCGATGCGGTCATGGATATCTGGGACTCACCCGCCATGATCAACGGACCATTGGCCGAGGTGGAATGTCGCGACCGTAGGATACCGCCGCCCCCTTTGTTCGATTGGATGGCGATAGCCAACCTCTGGATGGCAATCGCCACCCTCACCCGGCAGGCAGCAAAGTATTTTTATACTCAGGCACGAAAGTTTCTGACGAGATGGATCGGAACGCCATGACAACTCTACAACTCTACGATCAACTGTCTGACATTGGAGTAGACGAACCATTAACGATGGACGGCTACAACGATTGCGTCGTGGGAATCCTAGAGCGATTCGGAATGGAACCCATAGTCATCTATGACAAGGAGAAGGTCATTCAGAAACTGATTTACTATGGATGCGACACGTATGAAGATGCCGTTGAGTACTACGAGTACAACCAATTAGGTGGCTGGCATGGTGACAAGACGCCAGGATTTTTAGTCCCATTAATTAAATCACATTCGGAGGAATTATGAACTGCTCCATTTGCCATGGTCCTATTAATGAGCATAAGAACGAAGCAACAGGGGAAGCCTATTGGACCACAGGCCACAACGCACAGCCGGTAAACGATGGCCGGTGTTGCGATACGTGCAACGAGACGGTTGTTCTGCCACGCCGGATCAACAACGCCATGAACAGCAAGGATCCATACGAGGGCGAGGGACTGGGCCTATAAAGAAACCGCCGTCAGTGAGAAGTCTGGGAGACTCACTGACGGCGGCTGACCCTATCAACCCACATCACAATCACAAGAGAGGAGGCCCTTGTAACATGATAAAATGTATTCCTAACGCCTCCTCTCGTCAACAACTACATCTCATGTCTAGATTAATTTTAAGTTACATTCGCTCAATTCCCTCAACGTCTTGGGATGCTATTCGAGCTTGTTGGATCGGCGCTTGGGTGATCTACGTCCTGCTAGTTTGGTCAGGCACTTGTGCCAACCCCATTACTCAAACTCCCAATCATAATCATCCATCGCAGGGCTGAAGTCTTGCCAACGTCCGGTGATGGGATCAAAGTGCAGGGGACAGACACCGTTCTTGCCCATCCAAGACCATCTGGTTTTCCAAATGTGGGCTTCGGGAGGATCTTCATCTCGCGGGTGACGCCACACAGTCATACCGATGTCGGCCTTCGCGAACCATGCGGCAGAACCAGCCACATCATGTCCGGTCACAACTACTTTGGAATTGCCACGACGATCCGGAGGGAGCTTCGTAGGGTGTGCCACAAAGAATACATGACACGCATGGTCACGGGCGAATTGCTGTACGGTAGTTAGCATCTCCGAAATAGCATCAGTTTCACGCACACCATGGTTGAGCTTTATATGGTTGTAAGGATCTATCACTAAGATCCTGCAACCCATTCTCATTACTGCTGCACTAGCAGTGGCGAGGATGCCCTTGATGTCGTTCGGACTGTCACGCCGACTGTCCATGAACATGAAGTTTTCTTTGATCCAGTCAGCAGAGTAGTCACGTTCTTCCTTACTCATGCGAGTGGACGGGCCGTCGAAGAACGGGCGGTTGCAAATCTTCTGTGCCAGTTGAGCCATGTGTAGCTCAGGTGGCTTCTCAAAAGAACAGTAAACCGTTTTCCAGTTATGTGATTTGGCCAGGTTGATGCAGATCTGGTCAACGAGATCTGACTTTCCGCTGCCGGGAAAGCCTGTGACTACCGTAAGCATACCCAAGGGGATTTGTATGTACTTATCTAGTGAGGCCAAGCCAGTAGAGGCCCCCTTCATCTGGCCATTGTCATACAGATCTACAAACGAATCGACAAATTCTTCTACGCCATGCAACCCAATGGTCGGGATCCGCTCACAGTATTCCAACTGTTGCTCAAGGTACACCGCACCCTTGGCATCTATGGCTTCCGATGCATCCTTGTGGCCACCAAGATCTATCGTCCAAATCTTCGTGCTACCTACCCTGCGAATGATCTCTTCTTGGAGAGCCTTTCCGGGATCATCAAGGTCGGTGTTCAGGATAATCCTTGGCGCAGAATCCAACTGTCTCTTGGCTCGCCAGATATACCGAAACTTGTTGTCATCTTTCGGATCAATCTTTCCGTCCCGAACCTTGGCAGGTGCGCCGTTGGGGATAGAGAGAACGGTCACGTTGTCTGGAAGGTCGGCGCTTATCCAAGCGAGCGCATCAATCTCGCCTTCACAGATCAGAACATCATTGCCCTCGACATACGAATCCAAATTGAAAAAATCTTCACATATATTTTCTTGACTGAACCGCTTCTCTTTGTCGGCAGATCTCCACTTCACAGCGTTAACAACACTGCCATCCCTGTAAGGGAACCCGACTGCTGGAACGACCTTACCGTTGAAGCGATAGGTACCAAGTATCGCATGACTCTTGATAACCTCATCGGTTATATGCCTAGACCTCAGGTAATCAAAGGCAACGCTATTGGTAGATTCAAGATCAACGTTGACGGGGAAAACTTCCCCCTTCGGAAAGATGTAGTTGTTGGGCGGTGCGGTGGATAAATCGAAATCAAAATCGCTGTTGTGGTCCCAGCCACCCTCAATTCCACAATGATGACACGTGTACTTAACCCCTGTGGTATCTATCCTAACGGACAGAGGACGATCCTTTCGATTCTTACCAGACCTATCACCTTGACACTCTGGACATTGTTTCTTGTGTTGTCCATTACCAAGACCAGAAACTACACTACGAACTTGATCCGCTACTTGCATTTAACATCCTCCTCTTCCTCTACTAGAGTTAATAAGGTCTTTCTAACCAAGTCTTTATTACCCAGACTACTAATAACAATCACTGAATGAGGTTCTTCTTTATCTAATCCATGTTCAACATACTTAGCTTTTATACTTCTGTCGTTCTTATACACCTTACCTTCTAGAAGATCTAGTATTAAAGATTCATCTAGATCAGGTCTTCTAGTTTTATAATAAATCTTTATAGCTATACTCAAGTCTTCTTCAAACAAATTCTTTCTAACTGGGCACTGTAAATCAAAAGCTTTAGAATACAAAAGAGCTTTCTTTGACTTGATGAATCTAGGTTGTCCACCAATGTAAACGAGCCGACGGGAGTTAGCTTTGGAGGCTGGCTCGCCAAGTATAGTAATTATACACGGATCGTTGTCAATGCTGTTGCGTTTCTCTCGGCGGTTGATTATCATTTCTCTCGACGTTGGGCACCTCAGACGATAACACTTGGAGGTTCAGGGTGCAAGAAGAACCTAGGAGGTACAGGGTTTATGAGGGAGTAGGCGTTCCGCCTCCCGTAAATCCTGGCCCACGCCGCAAGTGGGGAGACTTGCCGCTTGAGAGCGTGGCAGTAGGAGATCTTATCGAAATGCCAATGACCAAGGAGGGAGTAGATGGGTTGATCAGTTCAATTAGAAGTTACGTCTATCGTGTATCTCGCAGAACGAACAGGAGATTTACTGTTCGCAAAACTGATTATGGAATTGGAATATGGAGGGTGAGGTGAGCGACTTTGACATTCGTGATGACAGGCCGATGCCTAGTAAGATGAGCCTCGGGTCTTTGGATTATCCCTTTGATGACCTAGATGTTGGGGAATCTTTTGTGGTTGATGCAGAGACAGACGGGGCAGATGACGGGCGTAGGACGATAGAAAATCGGCTACGATCAGCAGCCTTTCGTTATGGCAAGAAGCTCAATAAGAAATTCACTTGTCGCTTTGTCAGCGATGACAGAAAGATAGGTGTTTGGAGGACTGAGTGAACCTTACAAACCAATACGGGGCACCAGATGTCTTCATAAGGGCCATTGAAGCTGACCCCTATGACAAGGGAGAAGCTGACTTCAGCGTGACAGGGCTACTTCAGCCCCCGCAAATCACTCGTTTGTGGAAGGAGAACGAAAGCCTCCTGACCTCCGACGTTCGTGATGAGGTGTGGAAACTTCTGGGATCCGGCGTCCATGCCGTATTAGAGGGTCACGGCGACGGTACGGTGGAGCAGAGACTGTTCTCTGAACATGAGGGCGTGATAATCTCTGGTGCCGTGGACTTAGTAAAAGATGGGCACGTTACCGACTACAAGGTTACGTCTGTTTATACCGCAACCAAATCTCTCAAGCCTGACTGGGAAGCACAGCTCAATTTGTACGCCTGGCTTCTGGGAAAAAACGGAACCGAAGTAAGTCGTTTAACTATCGTTGCAGTATGTCGGGACTGGACGAGGAGCAGGGCGAGTAAAAATTATTATCCAGACAGCCCGATTGTTTCGATTCCAGTTCCACTCTGGTCATCGGAAAGACGAGAAAGGTTTGTATCCCAACGGGTAGCCATCCACACGAAGGAGCAAACTACTCCATGTACAGATGGGGAACGTTGGATGAATGATGCTGGAACAAAGTTCATTAGATGTGAAGGTTGGTGTCCTGTAAGTGATTTCTGCCCACAATGGAGAGGAGATAGCCGTGGCAACAGTAAAAAAGAATCCAACAGCTAAGGAAGTTTGGGACACGCTGTCTGGTATCAACGTCAACGAACACACCGAAGATAAGGGAGGCTTAACTTATCTGAGTTGGGCTTGGGCGTGGTCGATTATGATGGACCACTATCCACAGCTAGTCGTCAAGTGGCATGGCATGACAGATGAAGGCGGTGTGACAAGGGATATCACAACCTACCCCGGTGGCACCGCATCCGTCTGCTGTTCCGTGACCATTGGCGACGATGTGAAGCGAGAGATGTGGTTGCCTGTGATGGACTACAAGAACAAGGCAATTGCGAATCCCGACAGCCGTGCCATATCTGACGCAAAGCAACGGTGCCTCACAAAATGCTTTGGGATTCTCGGGTTGGGTGGATATGTATATGCCGGTGAAGATCTTCCAAGGGGTGCTGCACCTGTCGAGGTAGCCCCAAAGAAGCCGAAGCCCAAGGCTACCAATGATCGCTTCAAGGCGGCACCGAAGCATGAGGTTCCAAAGAAATCACCGAAGAAGGACGCAGGGGAGGCCATCACCTATGAAGAGGCGTCAATAGACGAAGCGATCACGAACCTCAAGAAAACAGTAACCGACCTACACAACCGGGGTTGGACACCTGCCGACAACGCTGCGAAGAAGCAGATCACGGACGCGATCAAGGGCCGTGACGGCGAAGCCTTGGTCAGGCTGAAAAAAGAGATCCTAGCCCTAGCAGAGAGCGCATTCAAACTTCACGACGCAAAAGAGGAGAAGCACGATGTCTGATTACGATGACGAGCCGAAGCTGGACTTTGCAGTTTTCCAGAACAAGTACGCGAAGACTGATCGCCACCCTTCAGAGGTGGGCAAGATAGAGTTCACCAGAGAGTTTCTGAAAGCGATGGTGGACAGGGCCAAGACGGGTACCATGCCTGTCCTGAGGGCCGCTATGTGGAATCGCACAAGTAAAGCTGGGTTGGATTATAAGTTCTTCCGGCTGGAACTGGAGCGCGTCAAAGACATGCCCACAGAGGAGCCGAAAAGCACTAGCACCTCTGAGGATAAGGGAGATGATGAAGGGCTCCCCTGGTAGGAAGCAGTTTCTGCTCAGGCTTTCACACGACCTGTTTGATAAGGCCAAATCATATGCTGATAAAGAAAATCTCAGCATCACACGGTATATAAACAGGGCGATAGAAACTTACGTGCAAGCCACGGACGAGGTAGATGAGGAGGATGGGGTCCCATCACCTCAGGCAGATCCAAGATGGTGGATGTGATTAAGTAGTGGACCTGGAGGGGGGTTGGCGGTGCAATCCACATCGCTCAACCCTCCAGGATTCTTTAATGAGAGGAGGAATGATGGACAAGAAAGAAGAATGGATCACTCAGGCTGAGAACTGTCCAAGCCAGTTATCCATGTTCAATGCACATCGTCAAGAAGATGAGTTCTTTCAGGATCTTTTTGATACCAAGGAATATTTTTCTGATCTAGATCGCTTGCGAAGAATGTCTAACGAGCCGATCTCCAAGTGCCATCATTGCGGTGCCAATAGCAAGGTGTACGCCTACAAGATTGGATCGTATGCGCGAGTGCTAATCTGGATGGCAGTTCGCAGCGAGGAGGGGGAGTACGTTCACATACCCACCTCGGGGGCCATCAATGGTGGTGGTGACTATGCGAAGCTTCGGTACTGGGGGCTGATTGAAAAGAGCCCAAAGAGCCCAGACCCAAAGAAAAGATCGTCCGGCCTATGGAGGCTGACGACAACGGGCAGGGACTTCGCACTTAATAAGATCACCATTAATAGCATTTGCTATTACAGTCATCCCCCCGGAGAGGTGCTGGAATTTGAGCCAGACCAAGTGAGCATTGTGGATGTCCTTGGTAAGCACTTCGATTACTCAAGCCTGATGTCTGGCTATGAGTGGGATGCCACCCTGCTATGAATGCAATCCAACATACATCACAATCTGAGGAGAAAGTTATGGGTTCCAACAGCAATGACACGATCAACGTTAGCGATCTGATAAGGGCACTTCAGGGGATGGCAGTCGAGGCTTCCGGGCCGCCAACCGTAGAGGAAACGACTCCGGACACGAGAGATGTGGGGAGTCGGATGGACAGATTCCATGATCGTCTTACCGATAAACAGATGTCATTTTGTGAGCTTATGGCATTGGGATCCAACAAGGCTGACGCCTACACTAGCTCTTATGATGTCTCAGACCCCGCGTTTTCTGATAACGATGCTCGCAAACTACTGAGCCAGAAAAAGATAAGAAATAAGATCGCGGAATTTAAGAGTCAGTTGGGGGATATACCCGCAGATTCCCTGAAGCCGGATGACAGGCGGACGCGCCGTGGCTGGACTATTAGGCTCACGGATAAGCAAGAAAAATTCTGTCAAGCTAGGGCGAGTGGTAGCACCATCGCGGAATCATACAAGGACTCTGGCTACTATACTCCCGGCTGGACAGAAGGCAGGGTGCGAAGGGAAGGAAGAAAATTGCTGAAGCTTGATAAGATAAAAAATCGTATTGCAGATCTTCTGTCTGGCGATGCTGCTATTGTTGAGGTAGCCAAACAGCCTCGGCGGAGCCCCGAAGTGCCGCCAGTTGAAGCTGAGCCGTTTTTCAATGGCAGGACGCAGGGCGCGGAGTTACCTGAACTGATGCCGCAATATCTCCAGCAACAAAATGAATTCGTTGATAATTTTATGGAGCTTATCAAGGCTCATAGTAGGCTTTTCCACCATGCGGTAGTAATCCATGGACAGAAAGCGGCTGGTCTTCCAGTTGAGACTGCCCCTCACAATATGGAAGATGCGGTAGCAAGGTCAATCGAAACCTTGAGGGAAACCCTTTTGTCCGGTTGCCATAATTACCGAAGTAAGCAGCTTGGGCCAGGAGGGGACTGATGGCCTGCATGGACCATGTCTGCTTAGGGTGCGGCAGGGCGGAAATGAACAACAAGTCGGGGCCAGCGCAGTGGCCATGCCCGACCTGCGGGAGCGAGGAGTATAGCAGTCATTACGACGAAGAGCCGGATCGCAATGAGCCCGATGGCTTTGACCCCGACGAGCCAGATGATTAAAAAATTAATTCAGAATAACCATGGCTCCGACACCGACTAGGATATAGGGAATACTCCCACCTAGTCTTTTGAAGATGTTGGGATTAGCCGCTCTCTGCCAAGCGTCAGACTCTTGGTTGAGGGCGGCTATCTCATTTCTAAGAGATGCGTTTAGGTTTTGCCCTTGGATCCACAGGGAATCCGACACCTCCACCCTTCGCCACAACAAAAGATTATCTGCCTCAAGCGTTTCGATCTGAACCTCATACGCTTGGATCTGGATTTCGTGATCCGCCTGTATCCTGTCAACGATTTCCCCTAAGCCACTGTCGGGTTGAACGACATTGATGCTATTCCTGAGCATCTCCAAGTTTGCGTCGAAGCTCATGGAAGCACGGGAGGCCCTCGCAACAGCCTCCTCTCGTACCTTGGCGATGGAATCATGGGCTTGATCCAAGCTATCGCGTAGGATCTCATAGCCTTCGGCGTCTTCTTCCATCTGGCGCTCAAGTCCTACGCGCTCTTCCTCTAGCACCCGCACTCGTCCTTCTGCTACCAGGGCCTCGACCTGCGCGTTGCTAAAGCCCCTTAGGCCAAGGATAAGTATAAGAATAACACCACCCAGTACGGCAATTTCTTTTGGTTTTATACTCATTAGTCCTCTAGTCCTCCGTTGTGTAACTGCCAAAGTTTCTCAACTCCCGCCGCAAGATCGTCAAAGCTGTCGTACTGCATACGTCCCCGCTCATCTGAGCAAGACCACGGAGACATGGGCAGGCGCAGGTGGCCATCCATTTGCTGAAGCATGGACAATGACCCGATAGTGTGGATACGAGTGTGACACCTCCCGCACAGTGGGACTATCGCAGTGCTAGGCCCCTTGCGTGACATACCATCCGTCCGGCAGTGATGGTTGTGGCATGGCCCTGCCCCACACACGGCACAAGGAAGCTCGCTGACGAATGCGACCCTAGACTTGGAGCCGTACTCGTAAGCAAACTTCTCAGCTTTTGTCCTCGCCACTAACGTTTCGCCCAGACCATTAAAAACAATTCTTTAAAAGTATATCACGACCCACTGCCTTAACACATTGTAAAATAATTCTTAGGCACAGGTTTTTACTGCGGCATACCCTTTCTTTGTGAGCCCAGTACTGGGGGCGGTATTGCGGGAGGCGCTCTATACATGTCAGGCTCATAAACGTCTCCTAGTTTCGCTGTTAATGCGGCAATAGGATCATACGGCTGTGCAGCTTCGGCCGATTGAACTTCGTCAGACTGCCCTCTGTCGAATAAATTACCAATCCAGTCGCCAATCTCGGCTAACCTAGAAGGCTCTTCGGTACCGTGGTATCGACGTAGGGCTCCTTCTAGATCGCCAAGATTAATGCGGGACATGCTGCCCTCTCCCTCTGGGCTGCCGTATGCTTCTCCGACAGAACGGGGAACGCCGTATGCCCCTTGCTCTGGCACACGCCTCTTCAAAATATCTACGAACTCCCCGACACTACTGGATTCAGGCTGCCTTTCGTTAAAATTATATTGGTCAGTAAAATAATAGTCGCCCGTATCCGGATCCCTTCGTACCGATCCCTGCCCGAAGGTTGACTTCATGGAAAAATCTGGATCAAAAAGCTTGGTTAAAATTCCACTGCCTTCGCCCCCACCTACATCGGCATAAGGATCATCTTCTGAGGTGGTGCCATAGTCTTTGTATTGTATATCTGCATCACCAAGATCCCCGCTCATGGCCCTAACCGCAGCATCTTTTAGTGCTTCGTATTCTGATCTGCTCAAGTCTCCCGCCGTAATATCCCTTGAGCCTATGGCGTTGCCCAACCGTTCCATCCCAAGTCGTTCACGAACCTGCTTGCCTAAAACATCAGCCGTGAGCTGACGAAGAGCCAAGGGCGCATTCAGCCCACCATGTCGTCTTGATTCCTGCTGCCGTTGACGCGCCCCCTCACGCATACGTTCAAACCATCCGAGGTCATCATCGGGATCCGTAGGCCCACCCTCCAGATACCTAGGCAGTGATCTTATTCCGTTATTCATCGCGGCCCTCTCTCTCAATATAATTCCTGCGAATAGCCCCAGCGCCCAGCAACCCTGCTATGCCCGCCAATGGGTTGTTCTCTCCCAGTCTCATCGGATCAAATTTGGCACCTCGGTATCTAATAAGGCCGGGATCTAGGGTACTCCTCACAAAAGATGGCTCGTCGGCGCGTCTCCATTCTTGGGGAGCGGCCATGTACTCATCGTCTACGTAACCGGGATAATTCTTACGCATCTGATCTATCTCAAATTGATCTAGCTCAGCAAATGGGAGGTTGATGTCATTGGGGTCCTGGATGATCTCCCCTTCCTGCAAGTAGCGGACAGACTCTCTGTTATCGGATTGTCTTATCCCCGAGAAACGGCTGTCCCTCAAATCATGTGCATCAAAGCCACTATAACCCATGTCCCTTAGGGTCGCATTAAGCTGGTCGGTGCTGATCGTATTCTCGTACTGCGATCTCAGGTTGGTGGGTGGACGGAGCTGCTCAAACTCTTTAAGGAGGTTTGGATCAATTCCTTCCCTTACATCATCTAATGATATATCACTCCACGCTGCGCCCCTTGCATCAAATTCAAGCTGGTTTGGTCCCCGCGAATATATCGGCATCTCCTCTCCGTAGCTCCTAGCAAGGGCCGGGTTGTCGGATTGCATGAGAGGTTTATTGGGATCTAATATGAATGACGATGCCCTACCTTGATCCTCCTTCAAGGCATTCATGTTGCCGTGCATATACTCCGTATATCCTTGCTTTCTTAGGCGTTCCTTAACGGAAGCGTCGTCCATCGGAAGGCGCGGATTACCGACAGTGGCTCGTGCCTTGCCTGCAACTCTTCGTAGGGTCGAGCCAGCGACAAATGGCAGCAAGAACCCTGCCGATGCAAACCCCATACGGGCTAGGTCGCGATCATGCATACCAGCAATAAAATCTGCTCCGTCGATTGCCTCACTAAGACCGGGGGCAAACGATGCGCCTACTAACGCAGCAGTTTCTGCGGGTGTCTCCGGTTGCAAGGCTCTATTTATTCTGCGTGGAACAGATTTAATTTGAGCAGCAACACGTTCCGCCCACGATGGCATTGGCCCGATGCTCGGGTAATCGCCCCGTGGGATCTCAGGGTGTGGCCCACCGTGTCGATACCGGGGCAGTGATCTTATGCCGTCATTCATTGTTACCCCATCGTGCAGGTGACGAGCGACCGATCATGCCCCTCACATCTATATGTGTAAAGGTTTTGTAGCGACCCAAACCGAACAGCTTGGAATGAGGGTGGCTCTCCAATAGATCTGCT